CGGACAAGGATAAGAACATCCTGATTGTTCTTATGATGTCGCATGTCTCCGATTCCGATACAGAGTATGTGATCAAGAAGTGCATGTCCGTGGTCCTACGAAAGGGCACAGATGGGCGACCGAGCAAGGTTCAGGCACCAAACGGCGATCTGATGTTTGACGATATCTCGCTCGAAACAATGCTCGAGCTCACTGTGGCTATCATTGAGGAGAATCTGGGCGATTTTTTTCGTACCGCCCTCGACGATATGGCCAAGTTACCGTAAAGGGAAGACCGGACTTAGCCACAATGGCTAGTGGTGAGGATTTCCTGTTCAGGCCAGTCTTGCGGGGGCTTTGCAAATACGAATCGCTATTGGATGGAACGCTGCGCCTTGTAGACATTGCTAAACTGAACGAGGCGTTGGATGTAGAGTTTGAAAACCAACGTCGCATGAGGGATTAGAATGTCTGGAACTGCTGAAGTCATGCAGGAGTACCTAGTCAAACTAGGCTACAAGACTGACCTTATCTCCCTTCGCAAATTCGAGGATAGCCTCGGCAATACCGGAAAACGAATTCTGAAGCTCGGGGGAGCTGTTGCAGGAGTTGTTGCGAGCGTCGAGGCTGCTTCTGCGGCCTTTGCTTACTCCATGCGGAAGACGTATTTTTCCGCCGAGTTAGCAGATACGTCTGTTAAGAGTCTGAATGCAATGACTTATGCCGGGAAACAATTCGGTATAAGCGGTGACAGCATGGCGGGCTCGATTAAGAGCATGGCCCAGGCAATGAGACTCAATCCAGGTCTACAAGGGCTGGTTGAGAGCTTCGGAATCAAGGTTCAAGGGCGTGATACATCGGATGTCATGCTGGACTTTGTCAAAGCCATCAAGGACATGCCTGAGTTTGTTGGGCAGCAATACGCCTCCTTATTCGGTCTAGATCCTGATACTTACCATCAGATGATCAATCATTACGATGAGCTGATCGATAAGCGCAAACAGCTGATGAATCAGTACAAGGATTCGGGGATCGATCCGGATGCTGCGAAGCAGACCATTCTTGAATACACCGGCGCAATGGACGAGCTCAAATCCAAGCTAGACATGCTGACGCTCTCTTTGATGACAAAGTTCATGCCCCAGTTCAAGCAGCTGACCCAGATGCTGAATACTGGCATTGACTATTGGATCCGGTGGGCACAGGGTGCCGAGAAAGTGAGTGATATAGTCAACACCCTTACTGCCAAGGGTGCCTGGGATTTTATTACCCATGGTGGCGGGAAGAGCGATGCTGAAAAGAAAGTTGATGAGCTTTATGGGGGCAGCCCTTCTTCCAAAACAGACATTATGTCTGATCTTGAACGTAAGAACAATCTTCCAGCAGGTGTTCTGTCCAAGGTTTATAAGAAGGAATCCGGCGAAGGGAAATATAACCTGAGTCCAAAAGGAGCCGAAGGGCCGTTTCAATTGATGCCCTCAACATCGAAGGCACTTGGGGTCAAGAACCCTTATGATTTCAATGAGGCCTCTGGGGCAGCAGCCGGGATGCTTGGAAAGCTCCAAGGCAAGTACAAGGGAGACATGGGCCTTGCATTGGCTGCCTACAATTGGGGTGAGGGAAATGTTGATTCGTGGTTGCGAACTGGAAAAGGCACCAAGGGTCAGGGTATGCCCGACGAGACTAAAGATTATGTAGCAACTATCACGGGATCAAAACTTGGTGCAATGGGGGCTGGAGGAGATATAAGCCAGACCAATCACATCAATATCAATGTGACGGGGCAGGATTCTGAACAAATCGCTCAAGCGGTGGGTCGTCAACAAAGCCGAGTTCTGGGCAATGCCACAAGGCAACTGATGGGGAATCCGGGATGAGCGACTTTACAGGATTTGTCGTTGCTGGTGCTCAGATAGGATTGCAATCGATCCTCATCCGGCCTACTCGTGGAATCTACGGAATTATTACTTCCGACGGCAAGCAGCTTCCTGACATCATCGCTCAGGCAGTGATCGAGGAAAAACATCACGACGAGCTCGAGATCACTGACCATCCTGTTCAGCAGGGGGCAATGATCAGTGACCATGCCTACAAAAGGCCGGCAGAGGTCACACTGAGCTTGGGGTGGAGTAACAGCCCCTCGTTGCCCGGGGGCCTGATAGCGCCGGCTATTGCGGCCGCAGCATCCCTTAGCCCTCTGGCAAGTGCCGCGGCTGGTCTTTCTCAGCTTCCACAGACTATCCAAGGGGTTCAATCTGGGATCTCTAGTGCCAACATTGATCAGATCAAAGCAATATACCAGAGCCTTCTACAGCTCCAAGAGACGCGATCTCTGTTTGTTATCTATACCGGAAAACGTGTCTACGTGAATATGGTCTGTAAGACGCTTGCAACTGAGAGTGATTTCAAGAGTGCAAATAGTCTCCCAATTACAATGACTTGTAAGCAAGTCATTCTTGTCAATGCTCAGACAATTCCATTACCACAGGCCACACAAGCAGATCCTCAGCTCACGTCATCCACCGTGTCTAAAGGTCAAGTCACTGCCACGCAGGTTCCGGATGTTTCATTCTGATCGCTATGACGACTTATAAACTCCCGCTCACCCCTGAACCCCAAGCGTTCGAGATACAGCTTGGGAACAAGTCGTATTCTGTTCAAGTCTTGTGGTGCGAACAGAATACGAGCTGGATTTTTGACTTATCCGATATACAACAGAACCCGATCCTGCGTGGAATTCCGTTAGTGACGGGGGTAGATCTTTTCGAGCAATACGAATATCTCAACCTGGGTGGCCAGTTGCGCGCTACCACAACAGGGGATGCGACTTCCCCTCCGACCTTTGAAAATCTTGGAACTCTCGGGATTGTTTATTTTATTACCCCATGACTGCCTATAATCAATGGATAAGAAAGATAGGATTGTTCATCGTCAACAAGAGTGTGGCGATGCAGGGGTCTGGTGGAATATCTACTTCGGATGGTCAGGCATTAGACCTATCCGCATTTCGAATCAAGTTCAGCATTCAGAATGCAGATGTTGAAAGTCCGAACACCTGTTCTATCCGAGTGTACAATCTGTCCCCCGCTACTGTTCGTCAGATCAGAGGTGAGTATGGTTCTGTCATTTTGAATGCCGGGTACGAGAATGGGAATTATGGAATCGTGTTTCAAGGTACGATCATGCAGTTCAAAATTGGCAGGGAGAACGCAACAGATTCTTTCCTTGACATCTATTCCTCCGATGGCGACATAGGATATAACCAAGGTCTTGTGAATACTTCATTAGCCAAGGGTGCAACACCCGGGCAAGTTGCACAGAAAATCACTGATGCCATGCCTGGTCTCGGATCGGATTTTGGCAGTCTCACAATCACAAAACAGAACGTCCCAAACATCCGAGGGACTGTTCTCATGGGGATGGCTAGAGCACGCTTACGCAACCTTGCTACTAGCCTGGATAGCGGCTGGAGTATTCAAGACGGAAAAGTAGTGATTACTTCAAACACGGGCTATCGTGACGGGGAAGCTGTGGTTATCAATTCTGGGACGGGAATGATCGGTACTCCTGAGCAGACCGACAGTGGTATTAAGGTTGTCTGCTTATTGAATAGCAAGATCCGAATCGGTGGCAGAGTGAAACTGAACAATGACGAAATCGTGCAGCTGATGCAAGCCAACCCCAATGCTGCCCCAATCGCCTACAACCAATGGGCAGGCTTTCAGGCCCTTGCCCCTCTTAGTGGAAATGGAATGTATCGAGCTTTCTCAGTTGAACACGAAGGTGACAACAGAGGTGGACCATGGTACACTCAGTTGACTTGCCTAGCTGTGAACGAAACTGCGCCACCTGCTCAATCAGTGGCGCCGCAATAATATGGACCGCAGAGAACGAATTGAAAGTCTTCCTGAGATGCTGATTGCAGCAATGCAAGGTTGGCAGGCAGATATCTGGACTGCCCTTCCTGGTATTGTCCAGTCTTTCGATGCTCAGGCAATGACATGCTCTGTACAACCATCTATTCGGACTCGTATCAATTATCCAGCTCTTAGTACGTACAACAGCCCAACAATGATTCGGGACCCAAGTGGCCAATTTGCCTGGGATCAGATGCCCCTGCTTTTAGACTGCCCGGTTATGTTCCCTGGTGGTGGGGGCGTGACATTAACTTTCCCCATCAAACAAGGGGATGAAGTTCTAGTTATCTTTGCCTCTCGTTGCATTGATTCATGGTGGCAACAAGGCGGGATTCAAGACCAACATCAGTTTCGAATGCACGATGCCAGCGATGGGTTTGTGATACCCCAAGTTCGAAGCCAACCCAGAAAATTTACAGTGGATGGAACATCTGCTCAATTGCGAACGGATGATGGAAGTGCTGTAGTCAGTCTGAACCCGGTGAGCAAGGCGATCACTGTGACTACAAGCGGTGATGTGAGTGTCACAGCCACGAATATCAATATTGTTGGAAATGTCAACATCACGGGTACTCTAACGAACAATGGGAAGAGCGTGGGTAGTGCATTGAAAGTAACCGGA